TGTGGCTATCTTTACTTGACACTGCTTAAATAATGTGTTATATTAATAGAGAGAAATAGGAAGTAATATGGCATTACCAGCAACAGGTTCGACTATAACAATGTCTCAAATCCGCAACTATTTTAGTGCGGGTAATAGTACTATTGCTATTGGTACATTAGGAACTTACATTGGTATTAGTGTAGGCAATACTATTAGTATGAGCTCTAGTTTTGGTGGCTACTATTTCCCAATATTACCATAAAAGGAAACAAAATGAAAACATTATACGAAGTATTAAATGTAGACCTTGCACAAGAGTATACTAAAGAACGTAAAAAAGAAGTAGCAACATCACTTAACCTTGATGGCGATCTTCACGAAGCTGTTTTTGCAGCTATTGACGATATGATTATTCCAAACGACGATGATAGACTACACTGGATTCAAAAGTTTGGAAGAGCCGCAGGCGCTGACTTACTTACACTAGGTAAAGTACAACCCGAAAGCATGATAGCTATGGCTTGTTTGCCAGCAGAAGATTTTAAAGAAGCTGTTAAGATTGCAACAAGTGCTGCAAGAACTTGGAACGACTATACTGTACAAGCTGAAAAAGATTTAAACGAAGAAACTATGCCATCAACAATGTTGTAATATGAAACTAAGTATTTGTGTTCCATCACGAGACGAAGTTCATATAGGATTTACACGCAGTCTTTGTAACTTAACAAATAGATTAACAAAGCAAAATGTTGACTTTGATCTGCATATTGTTTGCGGCAGCGTGATTATTGAAAGTCGAACTGCACTAGTAAAAGAAGCATTAGAAAATAATGCAACGCATATACTGTGGCTTGATAGCGATATGCATTTTCCAGCAAACGTATTTGATAAACTATATGAACATCAAAAAGATATTGTTGCAGCACAATACAGTACACGATATGCTCCGTATCGTACTGTAGCATTTACTGATTATGAAAATGCAGACAATAGACTAGATGCTAGTTTTGGATTGCACAAGGTATGGGCAGTTGGTATGGGATGTATGTTGGTTAATACCGATGTGTATAATAACTTGCCAAAGCCGTGGTTTGATCACGAATACAATAAACGACTAGACACTTTCAGCGGAGAGGATATATACTTTTGTAATCAAGCAATGCATCATGGTTATGAAGTATGGATAGACGCAAGTATTAAACTTGCACATTTTGGAACAAAGGCAAACGTGTTATGAAGGCAATCGACAGATTTGAAAGATTTGGAACACCGGTACACAACGGACAAGATTTTTTAAAGAATCATATTTTTAAAAAATATCCAGTTGTAAAAACTGACGACTATGAAAACTTAGAACAAGTTTGGACATCAGATTACGATTCCGATTATGTATGGATTGTTGATAAAAATATTGAAACATATAGTACATTTCCTTGGTTCTTCAAACCAAAAGTTGATGAAGAAGTTTGTATACATTCCTTTCCTTATGTGTTTGAAAAAAGTCGCAAAGTCAAAGATTGGAATAGAGTTAGACTAGTTCCAACTGCAAAGGGCGAATATACTGTTAATCAACACGCTTACATCTGCGGCCATTATGATCCTTATAAAGGAAAAAATAAGTTTGATATTTTTTATATTGGTGAGGATACAACAGTATTAAAAAATCTCGAAGCAAGAGGATTTGATGTACAGGTAGTTGATTCAATAAACGCAGCTAAACAAAATAGTTTTACTGATATGTTCTGGGTAGTTTATGATGATACAGAAGTAAGAGAAACATTTAAATTTAGCTACAAACCAGACGAATGGAGTTTCAATATTCCTCATGTGTTTGGAAATGGAGATATTGACACACTAGATGGTATTGTACTTTGTCCTAAATCTTGCGAGTTAACAGACAAAGAAATCAAACATAGGTTTTTTGTTAACAAAAAAGAAGTAAGAATATTAGCAAGTAATCCAAGACAATATGATAAGTTTATTATTAACAACTACCAAGATTATACATATGCAGCTGAAGTTTCAACAACTAATATGTTTTGGGGGCATTCAGATAATATTGTTATTGATGAAAAGTTTGAGTTTGATTATTACATTAGTCATCATAGTAGTGAACAAAAATCAAATCATGCTTGGCTAAACGGAAACAAATACGACGGCGTATTTTTGTTTAGCAAGCAAGCACTAGTAAGCAAAGAAGAAATAGAGCACAAAGAACTAAAACAAAAGATTGATCATGATGTTGTAGCAAGTGGTCCGAAGGATTATGAAAAGTTTATAATCGAAAACTATGAACAATATAAAAGTGCATTTCACAGTTGCGGTAGTGATATGATGTGGCTAATACCCTATGATGTAGAGCCGTTGGATGATTTTGCATGGGATAGTTATTTCCATAACCAAGATTCTTTTGATAGATCGACAAATCATGTATTTTTAAATGGTGTTGATTATGATGGCATTGCATTATTGAACACTATAGATCTTATATCTGAAAAAGAGTTTGATCATAGATTTTATGTTAATAAGAAAGAACATGCAGTTGTAGCAAGTAATCCAAAAAAATATAAAAAGTTTACAGTTAACAACTACGAAGATTACACAAATGCATTATACAACGCTGACACTGAAATGTTTTGGGGAGTACCTACTGATGTTAACATAGCTAAAGGTTTTGATTTTAGTTTGTATTTTAGTCATCAAAACACATTCGATCGAAATATTAATCATGTGTTTTTAAATGGCGATAACTACGACGGTGTTGTATTATATAGCAAAAACGTATTAGTAAGTGAAAAAGAAATAGAACATCGGTTTCTTATAAAAAAGAAAGAATATGAAGTTGTAGCAAGTACACCAAAACAATATCCGACATATACAGTAAACGATTATCAGGATTATTTAGAAGCAAAAGAAAACTGCAATACAGATATGTTCTGGATTGTAAACGATTCGTTTTTACCTAATGATGACTTTGATTGGAACTTTTATATCAGTCATCATAATCAGTACGAACGTAAAATAAATCACGTTTGGAAAAATGGTGATTTTTATGACGGCATTGCATTAGTTAGTAAACAACTAAACATCAGTCAAAGAGAGATTGATTATAGATTCTTTGTTAACAAAAAAGAATACGACGAAGTTGGTAGTATACCCAAGCCTTATGACATTGTGTTTATTAGTAATGGCGAACCAAATGCTGACAATAACTACAACGAACTAAAAGAAAAATATCCAAGAGCCAAGAGAGTAATGGATATTAAAGGCATTCATGCAGCACATAAACGTGCAGCAGAGCTAGTTGAAACAGAAATGTTTTGGGTTGTTGACGGTGATGCTGAAGTTATAGATGATTTTGATTTTAGTTATTATGTTCCGGCCTATGACATTGACAGCAAGGATACTGTTCATGTGTGGAGAAGTTATAATCCAGTAAACGGGCTAGTGTACGGCTACGGTGGCGTTAAACTATTACCTACAAGATTAACAAGGAATCTTGACGAAACTACAACTGATATGACCACTAGTATCAGTGACAAGTTTAAGGGTATAGACAAAATGAGTAATACTACAGCATTCAACACTGATGCATTTAGTGCATGGCGAAGTGGATTTAGAGAATGCTGTAAACTTGCTAGTCGTACTATTGCTAGACAAAAAGATGACGAGACTGAGTTTAGATTAGATGCATGGTGTACACGAGGTGACGATAAGCCTTTTGGAAAAGCAGCAATAGCTGGAGCAAAAGCAGGCAGAGCTTTTGGAGAAGACAACAAAGGCAATGCACAAGAGCTGGTAAAAATTAATGATTTTGAATGGCTTAAGAATCAGTTTGAGACATTATATCTACCAAGCGTATAACTGTATCTAGTTTTACTTGATTAGGCTTGCTTCTTAATGTATTACTCAGTCCGTTGTGCAAAGGCTTTGGCCACTTTCCAAATGTTACCCAAGCATATCCGTTGTGTTCATTATTTAATTCTGGAATAAATTCACAATCAACTACACAAAGATATGTATGAAAGCTAAAGTGATTATCACTGCTTATAAATGTTTCTAACGGTATTGTTTTTCTAATACTTGGAAGATTGCCTATTTCTTCTATTATTTCTCGTTGTAGACCTTCCCACGGTGTTTCAATACCTTCATTGGTGCCACCAACCAATCCCCAAAGATTTTTTGTCTTTCCTTTAGTACGATGTAAAAATAAAAATCTCTTAGTGTTAAGACTATAGAATAACGCACCACTACAAATTATTTTGTTCATACAAATACTTATTTTATAATATAATAGTCCAAGTGCCTCGTGGATAATATCCATCAACAGCACTTTGCCAGTAGTATCCATTCCAGTAAAATTGTTGACCAGTAGTTACATTAGTAACATATGTAGTTACATTATTGTCACTGGAGTTCCAAATAGTAATCCATTTAGATCCGTCCCATTCAACTATATCATTTGCATCAGCTGAGAAATCTGTATTATCTGTATTTTTCCAAGCCTCTGGACCTTTTTCGTTTAAGTTTAGTACATACGATACAGTATCATCAATGCTGTATGCTGTAGCTAGATTTATAACAAACTTATCGTCTATATTTGCTTTTGTTGCTGCTACTGGTGATCCGTTTACAAATACTTCAAAAGTTGTAACACGTTCGTCACCTGCTCTATCAGCTAACTCACTAGTAGCAATAGTAAAGTTAATATCGGTGTCGATTCTATTACTACTAGTAGTAGCTTTAAAACTTCGTTCAACTTTATATCCTATTGGTCCTAACAATAATAATCTAGTACCAACTGTTTTAGTTGTTAAAGGATTAAAAGTTATAGGATTTATAATACCGTCTATAGTTCCGTCAGTTTTAGTCGGACCTTCTATGATAGTATTAGAAGGTAATGTATCCTCGTCCCAATCTATAATCATTGTATGAGTATCGTCATCTGGAATATTAAATGTGCCGACAATTTCGCCGCTAAGTTCTGCTCTACGTAATCTTATTTGACTTATGTTAGGTTGATATTTTGCTGGTAGTTCTGCTTCTATAACATTTAGCCAACTAATATCTCCTACTCGTAGTGCTTTGTTTTTAGCTAGTTTTGCCTCGTCATCGTCAACTATAAGATCAAAATCTCTATAACTTGTTACTAGAGGGTTGTTTAAATCTAAACCTGTGCCGCTTACACTTGAAGTACTAGTAATGCCAACATTTCCTGCATTAACAACAGTACCATCTGGTAATACGGTAACTCCGCTTGATACAGCCTGATCGCCTGATGTTGGAGGATTAAATCCGTCAAGACTTAGCGTTCCTGTATCTTGACTGTAAACACCAGTAATAATATCTGTTATGATACCTAGTTTTTTAACTTTACTAGGAGGTGAAATATATATTGGTGCTGTAAATCCTAATGTAGCAACATCAATATCATCTTGTGTTCCTACAGGAATAGTTCTACTGCTAAAGTTAATATCTTCTAAATATAATGCACTCAAACTAGTCCAGTCTACATAGTTGTCAGATGTTTGAAACTCCAAGTCAGGATTAAACAACATAAAAATTTGTTCAAGTATTTGCAGTTTTTGATCAGTACTTGTTGACCATACATCAACATTAACACTTAATGTATACGGAGTTGGGTGCAATCTTTCAACTGTATATCCTTTAGCTTGTTGTGCTACGTAACTACTAGTGCTTTCGTCAAATGCTTTTTCTCTAAGATTAATTTTACTAACATAACTGCTATCACTCAAACGCGATCTGTCCATTTGTAAACTAGTAACATATACACCCATCCTAGGAGCACTCGGTAGTTTGTTGTCACTGTTTTCTCTAATGATACTACCTACTTGTCGTGTAATATCTCCATACAACACCGGAACTACTTTGATATCGCCTTCGCCGTCACGATAACTAAAGTTACTAAATGCTCTTACTATTTGTGTTATGTACCGTCTTATTTGTCCGTCATAAAAGTATTGCATTAGTCACCTGCCTTTGCTCTAAGAGCTTTACTAAGAGCTTGTCTTTCGACTACATCTTCACCGCTAATAGTATTTACAGTTACATTGTTTATAAACGTTCCTTTTAGAGTATCACGTCCACTAGTTTGTGTAAGGGTAGTTCTAACAGCGTCTTCAATTTTACGCCAGCTATTGCCGTCATATCTAAATAATCTATTAGGAGACAAGTCAATTCTTAAAAAATAATCTCCACTATCTGCTTCGCTAGGAAATCCAATTCCTTGTCCGTATGGTGCTCCGTTTGGAGGAATACCATCGCCTACTAAGTATCCTTGATATCCATTGCCATCAGGAGTAACAAATACAGTGTCTGCTGTTATCTGATCATCGGCTAATAAACTGTCATAGTCAGTACTAACGATTTCAATTTCGCCTGAGTCACCTAACTGTAGTGTATAGAACTGTATAGTAGAATACCCACTAAGTGGAACATCAACTTCTGCTTGTGCAATAACAGCTTCGTTGATTTGCATTTCTTTTTCGTATGTACTAAGTACATCTCTAAGTGTATCAGCACTGCCTTCTTCTGCAGGCAAATCTAAAATATCTTTGTATTCTTGCGAATCTAGTATTTGCTTTGCACGTAATCTATACAAATGTGGATACCAAGTTTGACTAAATCCTTCTGCTGCCCGTGTTACTTCGTCTACAACGTAAAAACGTTTTAGTGCAACATTGTAATCATTAGCAGCATACTCGTCTATCATGTGTGGTAGTTCTATTACATCGCCTGCCATAATTTTTCTGCCTAGCGTTTTTACACTACTATTAATATGTATGGTCATAAACAATGTGTCGTTTTGTAAAAACAATCCAAACTGACTTAGATCAAAGTCTTGATCTTGTAGGTTGTAATGTCCTCTAATGGTGTAAATGTCTTTGTCGTATTTGCGATCTCTGTTTTCTAAAAATAACAAGTCTTGAATGTTGGTTTCTTTAACAACATCGTAAACAGGTTGTTCAGCAGTTGCATCATCTTCTAATGTATTCTTTGGACCAAGATATTTGTGTATATTAAAATCTGTTCCTCCTACAGTAAATTGTTCATAGACAATGCCGTCTAGGAAGGAATAGTCTTTTGTTTTTTGCGGTCTATATAAACTAAGTCTTGGCATATGTATATTTAGCATAAATACTATTGGAGACAAACAATGGCTGAACTTACAACACAAAAACAAGAAGTATTTGATTACGTAACTGCATTTTTAGGCGGAGGCATGATAGATGTTGAACTTGATCCTATACACTATGAAACTGCACTAGGAAAAGCAACTGCACGATACAGACAACGCAGTGAAAACAGTGTTGAAGAAAGTTACATTACTCTTGCACTAACAGAAGATGTTAATGCATACACACTCCCTAATGAAATAATAGAAGTACGTAAAGTACATAGACGTAGCGTAGGAAGTAGATTAGGCGGCAATAGTGGTGGAACAACCTTTGAACCATTTAACCTTGCTTATACAAACACATACTTGTTAGCAGGTAGTGGCATTGGCGGCCTTGCTACATATGATTTCTTTGCTCAACAACAAGAACTAGTAGGAAGGATGTTTGGTAGTTTTATCGAATTTGTTTGGAACACTAGTACAAAAAAACTAACTATATTAACAAGACCAAGAGCTGAGGAAGAAGTATTGCTATATTGTTATAATCACAGACCTGACTTTGAGTTGTACAAAGACTACAAAGCATTTCAGTGGATTAAAGAATATACTCTTGCCAACTGTAAATATATGTTAGGTGAAGCACGTAGTAAGTTTGCTACTATTGCTGGACCAGGTGGCGGAACTACGCTAAATGGTGATACGTTAAAATCCGAAGCTCAACAGGAAATGGAAAAACTTGACAACGACTTGGCTATGTCTGTTGCAGGTGGTGTTGGCTACGGATTTTTAATTGGATAATAAATTTAATAATATCAAAAAAGTAATAGCAGGTGGTTGTAGTTTTACAGCAGGCTCTGAACTTGCTGACGAGTCTTGGGATCGCAATCATAAAGGAATATGCTACGAGTTGAGTCATACAGCATGGCCAAACTTGCTTCAACAAAAAATGTTTACTAATGCAACAGTTGATAATACTGCTGTACCAGGTGCTGATTATGGAAGTATAGTTAGACGTATAATATACCAAACCCGCCGCCAATTAAAAATACACAAGCCAGAAGATATTGTTGTAGTTGTAATGTGGACAAGTATTTTACGTAGAGAATATCCTAGTATATATCCTACAGGCAGAAAAATAAAAACTCATGAAGATAGATTTTTAACTTC